CCCTCGTATGCGGTCCACTCGGCTTTGGGCGCCAGAGCCAACCGCTCGGTCTTCATGGTCTCCCAGTAGTTGACCATGCGAGCCGGTTCCATCAGGTTCGCAACCATTCCTTTGCGCGAACGCTTGCCGTTGATGTCCAGGGTCTTGCCCTGGCAGCAGGCAATGGGGATGTACCGACCCGGAAGCACACGACGATCAATGATCTTGCGACCGTTCAGTCGGTACCACTCGACCTGACGCAAACTGGATGGACGCTCGACCGCAACCTCTTTGCCGTCCTTCTTCTCCACCGCGAAGTTGTGCTTTCGAGGGTCTTTAAGTGCGGTCTTCAGCACTCCAGGCTGGAAGTCACTCTCGAGCCGGGTCGTGTTATCCGCCATCTTGAAGAGGCGCTCGGGCTTCTCCACGATGCGGAAGTACTCCGCCAAGCGAATCTCGGACTGGTTCTCCCACTCCAAATCATCGCCCGTGGCACCCGGTACCCAATCCTCCCGCTCTACAGCCGGATAACGTGAGTGAAAGACCTTGCGGTCCATCTTGGTGCTGATCAGGTAGCGCAGCGCGTCAGACCCATCCGGCAGCACGCTGTCCGGATCGCGGTAGACCGTGAACGTATTCAGGATCGGGAGTATCCGTAGCTCCTGATCGAAGCTGCGCTCATTCACATACTCACTCACCAATCGGCAGTAGCCCCACCCGATATCCAGGGCTGAACCCGCAGCGGCGTCGTACGCAACTGAGGCCTGGGAGCGGTTCTCGATGTGCCGGGTAAGCCCATTCACCACATCCGCGGTCTCCGCGGTCGCATCTTTGACTGGATGGCACTTGATCCGCGGGCGCTGTTGCTTCAGCGCGTTCTCGATGCGCTCGACGTACAGGTCCGTGTAGTTGATGGTCAGGGATAGCCGGCCATCTACTTCACGCTCGGCGTACAGGGTTTGCGGCCACTGATCGCCATCCCTGAACTTCTTGGCTTCCAACCCCCGCTTGCGGTTGTCGGATTCCCCATCCTCCACCTGCTTCAGGAAGTCGCGCGCTTCCTCGTAGATCTCCTGGTCGGTCTGGGCGTAAGCGTCGCGCTTAGCGTCGTCCACGCAACATCCTTTCTACTGGCTCGGAGGCTCGCGCAACAATGTTGCTCAAAATCCCCAGACCTTGCGCTGCGGGACCACCACTTTGGGCTTCTCCACGGGCGTCACCAGCTCGGGGAACAGGTCCGAGATCGCCCAGACCAGCGCATCCGCGCGATTGGGGGAGTGTTCGCCCATGAAGCCGTGTGTCGTGAAGCCAAACAACTCGTCCTCCAGTTCGGGGAAATTGCCCACCAGCCGCACCCTGCCGGTCTCCATGAGGCTCGAGACAGGCTCAGCCCTCACAGCCTTACCGCGGCTCGCGGTGACCGCCTTGAACGGCGTACGAGGGCGTGCGGTGTGAATGACGTTCCTCACCATAGCGCCCCCAAAGTTCACTTCCGCGACCACAGTATTTGCCTGATGGCGTTCGAAAGCCTGGGTGGCGACCTTGCCCCACGTAGCGGGGCCCACCTTGCAGGTGCAGTCCTCGAGGACGTATCCATTACCATCCGTTCCGAGACCGGCGACGACGATTCCGATCTCATCGTTGTCGATATTGTCAGTGTCATCGGCACCGGAAGGATCCACGGCCACAACGACCCGGACCATGTCAGGTAAGTGGTCATCGGTGACCCGCCAGCATTCCAAAACCTCATCGACAAACAGCGCATTCGGCGCGCTCTCGCGAAACTCACCTTCCAAGAATCGCTTGCGTAAGCGCGCTGAAAGGCCTTCCAGCGTCTTTAGGTAATCCCCACCCAGATTGGGCAGGTTGTCCTTCGGATTCAGCTGCATGCTCGCGTAATTGGACTGATCGACCAATGTACGCTTGGTCTCCGGGTCCACCAGCAGCCGAAAGACCTTGTACGACCAATGCCCCTTATCCGGAGGGTTCTCGTCGTAATACATCTTCAGCGGCAAATCACTCTGCTGCCCCTGCAATGTCTGTTGCACACGCTGCGCAAGGCGAGTGACCGCGATGTTGCGGCTACTCCAGGGGATCTGGCTGCACTCGTTCAGGTGTAGCGTCACATACTCGTTGCCGAGGATCTTCTCCGTGCGCTCCTTGTCGTCCAGTCCACCGAACCAGTATTCAGATCCATTCGGGAACTGCGCGTACAGATCGGTCTTGTTGAGCTCGTACTCCGTCCCTGGAAAGCACAGCTTCATCACCTTGGGGAAGGTGTCGAGCACGATCGAGGCTTTGATATGCCCTAACCGATAGCGTAAGGACGCATGTCGACTACCGGGCGCTTTCAATGCGCGCACGCAGATCGCACGCACGATCAGGAATGTCTTGCCGCTTCTACTGCCGCCAAACAGCATGATGTGCTGGGCGGCGCTGGCCAGGAGCCGATTGGCTTCGAGTTGTTTGGGGGTGAGCTTAAAGCCCGGCGTCGTCGTTGCTGATGGTGATGTTGGTAGTGCCACTGTGCTCACGGCCCTGCACGTCCTTCCAGCCCAGTTGCTTCAGGCTGAAGATCGCCATCGTGACATTGACATCGCCATTCAACGCTTTGCGTTCGAGTGCAGACTCTTTCTTGGCGACGCACGCTTTTAGAGCGTCTGCTAACTCACTCATTTCGTAGAGCATTTGGCGCTGGACGCCATGCTGATAGGCGAACTCAGCGACAATGGGAATGTCCGTCAATTCAATGTATTGCAGCAGCGCTTCAAGCAGTTCGGCGCGATCCCATTCACGCGGACGGACCATCGGTCACCCCGCAGACATCAGCTTCGCGGCACAGCAGATGGGTCTTGCCGTCCACCATCACGTCTTGGAAGCGATACCCTTCGCCCGAAAATATGTTGAGCCCTCCGAGCTCGACCGTATCCCCGACGTGGACCTGCGTCGGCCTGAAGATCGCGGTATCCCGTACTGCGGTGCGTTCACGGCGACCCGTTTTGTCGTCGATCTTGTAGTCGTAACGCTTTTCGTAGGCGCCCGGGCCGACTGCTCTGACGATGCCTCGCAGAGGTCGTCCGAAGCGAACAAGGTCGATGACGTGGCTGGGCTGCCAGTCGAGGGGCTCGAGGAGGATGCCGTCGCGCAAGGGGCGGAGCGTTTCACCTTGGGCAACGATATCAGGGGTCTTGGACTCAAAGGGGTCATTCATTTCCAGTCAGCACGTACTTTTGCCAGCGCATCGAATGCCTGATCAAGGCCTGCATCCGGCGTTCTGGTTTCGCGCGTCATGGCCTGCATTAACGATTCAGCGCTAAACTGGATTGGGCCGCCCAATGGTCTCCATCCCTCCCTAATCAATCCTTGGACATGCTGTTTCAGCAGCGTGGGATGACCCTCGATCATGATTTCGTACTCAATCACTTCGCACGCTTCTTCGCACGGTACTGCTCATACGTGGGTTTCTTCGGAGGCTTGACCCCCATGAGTACGGCAAGTGGTGTTGATTTCGCGGACACGTGTCGAGCCTGTATGAGGTGGATGGAAACCTATTCTTTTCGCAGCGTAAACGCAACAGTTTCAATCGATTTACGCGGAAATAGTGCGTGTTCTCAATGAGGAAGTTGCACTAACATTATTGTTCACGTCGTGTGAACAATAAGAACACTGTTGGTTGAGTTCCACGTGGAACTATGCAACCGACAATGACAAGCCTTGCACAGCCATATCACATCCAAGGGCTTGGAATAGTCCTCGTGATGCTTCTCGGCCTTGGATGCGCCACACTCCTGGCATGGCTGAGCCTCCAACAGACCACGCCGCTGATACGTATTCGCGTAGGCGCGAGCATTGGATTTGAACCGCTGCTCGGGCGTCAGCTCCGAATAAGCCTTCCGACTGGCGTTCTGAACGATCCGTTCGCAGGGCATGCAATACGTCTTTGGAGCTCCACGAGCATTACGGACGCGCGTATGTAAGGCGCAGCAGCGACGACAGATGAAGTCCTCGGGGTAATACTTATGCCTGAACACGCGCTACCTCCACGGGCCGGCGCGTAATCTCCTGCCCCACCTCAATCCGTCCCAGCAGGAAGTGATAGCCGTTCTCCAGCGCGATGTAGTACGGCTTCGGTCGGGGATATCCCAATTCACGTGCCTTACGCAGGACGGTGATCGCCTGGCCTTCATGATCGGATCGTGGCACCACGAAGTGCACGAACAGCACCCGATGGAGCTCCTCCGGCATCATAGGCAGCTTGCGGATCGCGAGTGAAACCGCGAGTGCATCCTTGGTCATCACCTCCCCAAAACGCTGTCTGAGCGTGATGGACTTCGCGTCCATGTCGCCCATGTTCGCGCGCTCGAAGCTGGCGACCGAAGGATAGCCTTCCCCATCACTGGTGAGGATCCAGCGCATCGCCCGTCCCCAGGAGCAGCAGGCTTCCTTCACCCCATCCAACATGGCAGCCGTAGCTGAGTTCATCATTGCACCCCGAGCGCGTGGACTCTGTTCAGCGCCGCCAGCGCTTCACTGACTGAAGTCACCACCGGCGTTTGAGTATCGGCGAGAAATTGATTCTGTTCGGGCTGATCGGTGCGAATCCGCGCTTTAGGCTTCTTGCCGATGAGCGGTTTGCACTCCAGGGTCTGCCAGCAGAAAAACTGATGTCGGTTGCACCAGAACCGGCAGAGCAAGTCGCACGGCTCCTGGATGACCCAGACCTTGATGTGCGCTTCCCGTAAGCCATCCACGATGTAGGTCTGAGTCGCATCTGTCTTGCGGGCCCTCATGCGGTTCCCCCCAAGTGATGCGACTCGCAGAAGTTGCGCGCGAGTTGGGCATCATGGTGGTACCCCAATAACTTCGGCACAGGACTCTGCAAGCTCCAGGCGTAGTACATCAGCGCATCCTTGAGCTTGGTTCCTCTTAGCTCGTATCGCCCGTCCTGGGTTCTCTGTGTTGCTTTCACGGGCGGCAGCCAAACGAGCTTTCCCTGAGCGGCGGAGCGTTCCTTTAGCAACGCCATCATTTGGGCCTGCGTCTTCAGCTTCGGCTCGGGCGGACTCAGAGCGGACTTCGGGTATGGCATTAGGTAAGCGCTCACTTACGGTGTAGACTGTGCCTTGTGGACAAACCTGTGGAAAACCTACTCAAACTGATCTGCAGCTTCCCGGAGGCGTTTCTTGAAACGCAGGTGCCGTGTTGCCTTCGAGGTCACTGGCTAGCGGCTCTGGAGTCTCGGAAAGCAGCGCGAGCTTTTCGCGTAGTCGCTTGCCGATAGCCGTGCACTCGAATTCGCAGGCCGGACACCAGTTGCGAGCCGACAAACCACGGGCGTAGTGATTGCAGGCCTCGCAGACCCGATACGCCATCGGGCTACCGTGCTTCAGCAACATGATGTCTTCAGTCATCGCGAATTGACCTCAAATGCTCACGTTGCCACCGCGCCAACCTCGGCTCAGCCCGGAATTTCGCGTGCCGCGACCGCCCTGCTCTGGATCGTTTGGGCTTCGCCTCCGTAGGTCCCGGCTTCCACGCCCAACCCAACTTTCTGCTCACTCTGACCTCACTCCCCTCCGGCCCCATGCTGGAGGTGAACTAGGAAACAAGAGCCCCCCTAACCCCCATTGCTGAGGGCCAGCGTTTTGGCATGCCGTATGGAGCCACCGAGGTTTCCATTCAGCTCAGAGGGTTTTTTTACGTACCCCCCCGACTTAACCCAACCGCTCAGGCGTGATACGCTGCGGGCCGTCGGCATTGAAGCGACGGCAACGATTCACATCCAAGCGGATCCGGAACTTGCACCCGGCTGATACGCGGCAGATTTGAGTCCATGCCGAAGGACAGAGGCCCGGAGTTAACCGCTCTGGGCCTTTTCATTTGGATCGCTATATCTGGTGCGCACAGCGATAAGCGCGACGCCCTCCGAGACCCAGCCTCAGCGCCTTTGGAAGAACGCCCGGCTCCGCAGGGAGCACACCGCAGGGAGTACGGCGTATGGACGGGCGAAGGAATCATCAAGCCACTCGAGTCTCAGCTGCGATGGCTTGCTGCAGTCGCTCGAGCGAACTCAAGCGCGGGTCAGTGACCTCTGCGCGTAGGAACTTGTTCAGCCAGGACGAGCTCAGGTCATGCTTTCGAGCGAAAGCTTCCTGGGTCAGTTTCCGCTCTTTGAGCGTCTTTTTGAGTTGGCCACGAACGTTATGTAAGTCCATGGCTTTCTTTTTAGCACAATCGTGCTAGCGTGACAATGCATATGTGTCCGGCAGAATTGCACAATCACGCTAGAGCGACGCCGTACTTTGGGGACATGCGGCGCTCACGACAACACGAAACCCGCGCGGTGCTCGCCAAGAACTTAAGAATTCTTATGGAGCGTCGCGATTGGACGCAGACGGCTTTGAAGGAAAAGTCGGGGGTGAGTCAGCGTCACATCAGCAGTCTGCTGAACCAGCAACAGGACTGCACTACAGAAATACTGGCCGGTCTCGCCCTGGCCTTTCGCCTTCCTGGCTGGCTGCTGCTGGTTGCGGATTTACCCGCTGAACTCTTGGACTCTCAAGATATTCCCCTCTTGATCCAGCGCTACCTGAAGGCCGGGCCCGAAGGTCGCAGCCTGCTCAATATCATGGCGGAACGTGAATCACATCACAATATTGAGCGATCCACCGTGGTTCCCATAGGTAGCGCCAAGCGCGCATAGGGCTTAGGCCTGAGTGCTTCACAGCATTCTCGCGTTTAGCACGATAACGCTTGACAGCAGCAGGGTTCTGCTAGCACTATAACGCTATGGCCCCGATCACTTCCAACCCGTCACCCAAATCCTCGCCAGGATCGGCGGGACGTTGTGGTCGGGGTCAGCACACCACCGGGAGAGCGCAGTGAGTGAATTCGCCGAAATGCTCCGGTCGCAGATGAAGGCCATCAACGAGGCCTACCTGCAAGGGCTCGCCCACGGTCGCATCAATGGCTATCGGGAAGGACGCGCCGCAGGGTTGGAGGAAGCGCGCCAGATGATGCAGGCACAGTTTCCCAACATGCAGCTGCCGGAGACGTTGGAATCATGAAGACCGAGCCTGTCTACTTCGTCACCCGCATTCCTCCCATGGGTGGACTGGCATTGATGGCGCTGCGATTGGCAGAACAACGAATGAGCTATGGTCCCTTCGAGGGAGGATTCGAGAATCCGGCATATTTCCTAGAGCCGCGGAAACATCTCGATCGTTTCTCCGAGAATTGGGTGCTATTCAGTCGCGAGTATTACAACATCATCGACCGCATTGCACGCGGAGAGAAACCATGACTGTCTTCTCCAGCCGCGCCTATTTGGCCGGTGAGTTGACTCGAATGCGTATCGACATCGAGTTGCGCACGCTCGCCGGTGAACGCTCGGCCGCTCTGTCGCATGCGGCGATGTTGTTTCTACAGACCGCCCTTCAACTGAAGGCGCTCACGGAAGGCAGATTGCAATGATCATCCCGGGTACGAGGCAGAAAATCGCCGCCGCCGATAGCGCCTTTATGTTCGCGCTCACTGCCCCAGTGCTGCCGATCCCGCCCATGGTATCGCCGTGCCTGCCGGGGTTCATGAACAAGCGCCAGGCCGCCTGAAATGAGAACTTCATGCTCGGTCGATGGATGTGAGCGCTTGGCGGTAGCGCGAACGTATTGCCACAAACATTGGCAGCGATGGAAAAAGAAGTTGGCCGAGTTTGACGCAGCACAAGGGGAAAAAGTGTGAGCATCACGATTTCGCCAAGCATGAACGTCCAGCAGATCGCCGAACTGATCGAGCAGCAACAGGCTCCCAACATGTGGGTCTACGTGCGCATCGAGTCGATTCAGGGCAAGCCTATCGCAAGCTTAGTGCGCGAGCCGGTGGCGGAATTGGACTGGATTCCTCCGGTGATTGCGCTGAGATCGCAGCAATGAACTGCAACTGCGAGGCCGGTTCCTTTCAAGGGTCACCGTGTTTGTGTTGTGGCGGCAAGCCGTTGGAGGCTGACGTGGACGATGAAGAAGACTTCGGTGGCCGTGGGGATGAGCCCCGCCCGGAAAATAGCGGCGTCATGGACCCGAGGTGTTTCACCAAGCCGATGCCGCCCTTCCCGCGATTGACGCCGCAGGAGCAGTTTGACGTCGAGATGGCGCAGATCCGAGCCATCGATTTTGCACTGCGCAGGATCTACCGCACGTGATCAAGACCAAACAGCAGGAGGACATCAGAAACCTCCTGGACCTGACCAAGCCGCTGCCGGCGAGCGTATTGGGTGAGGGTCCGCTGCTGCCGAATGCGCCCGAGCATCGAGCGCCGCGGCACCCGGCGAGGTGCGATTGCACAGATTGCTGGAATGCTGGCCAGCGGTATGCCGAGTACCTGGAACAGAAGCAACTGAACGAACTATGAAAGTCTTCAAAGCAATCGAAAACGTGATGGCCGACCTATCGAAGATCGGCATCGGCAAGGACAAGACGAACCAGCAGCAGGGGTTCAAGTATCGCGGCGTCGACGACGTCATGAACGAACTTTCCGCACTGCTGCCGAAGCACGGTCTGCTGATCCTGCCGCGCGTCACCAAGTATTCGAGCATCGAGCGTGTCAGCGCTAAGGGGAACCCGCTTTTCTACACCATCCTGGAAGTCGAATACGACTTCGTGTCATCCGAGGATGGCTCAACCAAGATCGTGGGCCCGATGATCGGCGAGGCGATGGATTCAGCCGACAAGAGCGCCAACAAGGCGATGGCGATCGCCTACAAGTACGTGTGCTTTCAGGCGTTCTGCATCCCGACTGAAGCGGTCAAAGACCCGGATGCGGAAGTGCACAACGTGCTCACTCCCGCGCAAGCACTCGGCAAACGGTTTGTGACGGCGCTGGCAGTGGGCATCGACGATGCCGTGTATGACGTCTGGGATACGGCTCGCGCCGATCCTGCGACCTACAAGGCCGCCTGGAAGCTACTGACGAAGGAGGAGCGTGATGCCATCAATGCCTGCCTCGAGCGTTCCAGGGAATCACGAGCGGAGACTGCGTGATGGCTCGTATGTACCTTCGCCGAACCCTCACCGGCTTTGTACCTGCCGATGAACCGAGCAATTCGCTCTTGCGCAAGTTCAAAGTCGGTGAGGTGTATCGCAGTGATGTAGTGAAGCCGCGCAATTACAAGCATCACAAGCTTTGCATGGCCCTGCTGAATCTGACATACGAAAACTTGCCCGAGAAGCATGCGAAATCGTACGCCAGCTTCGATCAGTTCCGGTATGCGGTCGCCGAGGAGTCCGGACACGTCGAGTCGTATGTGACACTCCAGGGCGAGATCAAGACACTTCCCCGCAGCATCAGCTACGACGAAATCCCGGACGACGTCGAGTTCGGCAAGGTGATGGCCGGAATGATGACGGTCTGCGCTCGCATCCTGGATGTGGCGGAGCCGCAGCTGGCAATCGAGGTCTCGCGCTACGCCGATGCGCACTATGGAGCGGTCGCGTAATGGTCGCCTACCCGGGCATGAAGCGCGCGACAGCGGATGAACTGGCGCATTTGGCGGCGGTGAAACAACTGCCCTGCTGCCTGTGCCTGACCGGGATGCAGCGCACGCGCACCGAAGTGCATCATCTGATCCGCGGCAATAAGCGGCTCGGGCATTTCTACGTGCTGCCCTATTGCCAAGCACATCACGCTAGCGCGCAGTACTACAAACGGCATGAGAAAGCGCTGTGGCAAAAGCTGAATGATGAGTTGGGAATTGTTCGGGACTGGCCGGTGAGCAAGATCGTACCGAGGGTAGCGATGTGAGCACGTTAGACGTCCACGAAGCCGCGGCGTTGGCCAAGTGTCATCCCGACACCATGCGCAAGCTCATGAAGGCGGGTGAGGCACCCGGGGCCAAGATTGGCCGCGCCTGGGTGGTTCGAGAAGAATGCATCTTCGATTGGCTACATGGGCTGAAGCTGAAGAAGGCACGCGAGGTGAAAACACCTCGGCGCACTCTCAGGTGGGGAATGGAATGCATTAGCTCATTCATGCATAACCGCCCAGCACCGCCACGGCCCTCGCCAGAACCGGAAACTCACCGCGAGGCCCTGCAGCGTGCGCTGCCATCCTGGGCTGATGTGGATGCTATCCGCGCGATCTACCGCCAAGCGGCAGCGGTAAGTCTCGCGACCGGCATCCCTCATAGCGTGGACCATATCGTCCCCCTTCGAGGCGCGGACGTCTGCGGGCTTCACGTCGAATTCAACCTGCGCATAATCACGCGCTCTGAGAACTCAGCCAAGTGCAATCGACTGATTGAGGAATTGGTATGAGAGACGTCTACGAGAAACTGGGCCGCCCTCCTCAGCTGAAGCCCATCGAGGAGTTCTCGATGCGCCAGATGCGCGAGGCCGGCATGACCATCAAGCAGTGCGAGAGCTACTTCAACGTCTCGCGCGCCACGGTCTATCGTGTGTTGGCAAAACAACGCCGAATGTTTGGCCCTGAGAAATTGCCGAACGGGCAATTGGCCCGATCACATTTGACACGTCGCGAAACGCAATCCCCGGAATAATTAGATTGATAAACTTCTGAGACGTCACTATAATGTTTGCCTCATACTATACATTATGCGCAACGGGCCAATGGCATTGTGGTGTCCATGCTACGACCCGCAGACGTGCTTTATGGTTGGTCCGTCAAGGAGATAGCGCGCATTTGCGAGGTGGATTTGACCACCGCACGCAGATGGAAGCGTGGGGCCAGGTGCCCGCCCAATTCGGCCCTCATGCTGCTCTCTGGGGACCTGGGATACCTGGATTCCCGGTGGGCTGGCTGGACGATCCGAAGCGGCGAGATCGTCTCTCCGGAGGGCTGGCGGGCCACCCCCGGCGATGTGCTCTCCATTCAGCTGACGCAGGCTCAGCTCTCGGCCTACCGCAACGAGAATCGGGCGTTGCGCAAAGCCATCGACGAGATCGAATTCGAAGAGCAACCGACGCCCGGTCAGTGGGAGATCGCGCTCGAGGGCTAATTTGCGACCTCGCTGCGGTGGCGCTGTGAAAATATTTTCACGCCGCGAGTACCAACGCGCCTACTACCGCGACACCGCGCCGCGCCGCCGCAAGCTTGCCCGTGAGCGTCGACAACGCCAGCGCTGGGCACCCCGACTGATTGACGCCGTCCTGGCCGAGCTCTCCCGTCCGCTCACTGCGATCGTGCCGCGTGCCCTCCCGATCCGCCACCCCCTACTTCGCCTGCCCAAGGCCAAGCCATGACCCACCAGCAAGTGTTCTCGATTCTGCTCGCCCTGCTCTTTGTGGGCATCGCGATCGTCATCTGGAACCGCAAATGACGTGGCTGCTCGCATGGCTTGTGCTGTGCCTGCCAGCGGCGATGTTGGGCAGTGCGCTGATCAGGAGGCGGTTGCGATGATCAAGACGCTGATTTTCTCGCCTGTGATTGCGGCCGGCGCGCTGTGGGAGTTGATCTGCACGTACTTTGAGGCGGGGCGAGAGTTTGCGCGAAGACCCAAGTAACAACAACGAGGCTCAGCATGAAAGCATTCCTATTGACCGCCCTGCTCGCGACCGTTGCGCAAGCCGAGACCATCACCCTGGATGGCCCCGTGGGCTGCGGACCCACGGCTCAGTGCCACGACGTGCCCAACGACAAGGGCTATGTCATCGACCTGTTCTATTCGCCCAGCGATGGGCATTCGAGCGTCTTCATTGACGGCGAGTTGATCGCTGCGGACGTGAGCGTCGAGTTCCAGACCACTCGCGTTCAGGTCAACAGCGGACGCCTGCACTACTGGCAGACGCGGTATTACCTCGTCGGCGGGACGATCACGAGATGAGCATGGCCGATGAGCGCTTCGCGATTGGCGAAATTGCAATCGCCGTTGCGCCTCCCAAAGCCAACCGAAACCTCGAAATGAATGGCTCCGAGGTAGAAATTATCAGCCCCTACGAGATGCAGTACACGCGGTCTGGTGACTACATGGGCTACATGGTTCAGACCGCTGTAGGTCGGTTCTCATGTCGCCCTGAGTATTTGCGAAAGAAACGACCTCCGCGTGAGCCTTTAGGCGACTGGGAGCTGATCCCATGGTCTCGGCCGACGAAGGAGAAAACTCGTGTCTGACTCCATCCCTTCCACGGAGCAAGTTCCGGTGAAATGGACGAGCGGCAAGCCGTTCGTGGCAACCGAGGATCATTGCAAAACCCGCTGGTGCGCGCGCAAGGCCGGTGAGATGTTCCGCTGCTTCAAGTGCGGTCACAAGTTCGTGCCGGGCGAGACAGTGCGCTGGGTGTTTACCAACGATATCCCCGGCGCAGGCGGCAATCCTTTCGTCTGCAAAGACTGTGACGCGCCGAATGAGGAACTCGCGGCTTACATCATCGACCGACGCCAGGACGAGCGTAACTGGTGGTTCCGATGAATGAGCACATCCCTGCAGAGAAGCGCGACGAGTGCGAGGCATGCCACGTTGCTCCACAGGACATTAACGAGCTGACGGCGACGATCGACACTCTGCAGGGGTTGCTCCGTGAAGCGCGATGGTACGTATTCCACGCTGACTGTCCGCATGAGTCGGCTTACGATGACCAACAGGCGATGCTGAAGAAGATCGACGAAGCGGCGCCCGAACCGCCATCGCCCGCACGCCCGGAGGTCTGTGGCAGAGAACTCGCTCCAGGCATGCGCTGCGCCAGCGACAAAGGACACGAGGGAGAATGCGATGACATCCCGTTCTGACTCGCTCCCCGAAGAAACGCTGAGTCGCGACGGATGGCTCAGGCGCTATCGTGAACGATTCGTCGAGGTGGCTGGATTTACGGCCGCTCAAGCCGACGATGTCACGAAGGCAATCTGTACTGGCCCGCAGGACGATAATGGGTTCACCGAGTTGTCCGAAGGCTGGGAGAACGACCCCGAAGGTGCGGCGGACGAAGAAATGTCGTACTGGGATGACGATGGTGACTAGCGCACGTCCATCGGAGAAGGATCTCACGTGATCCATTACCACGGTCTACCGATGACTCCGCTGGCTGACATGCTGCGCGCCATGCGCTCGCGGCATGCCATGGTCAGCTATGAGGATCATCGGCAGATCGAGGAAGCCGCGGAGATTTGCCAATCCATCGTACTGGACAACGGCGCTTTCTCGGCCTGGCGCGCGGGCCGGGCGCATGACTTCGCTGGCTATCAAGCCTGGGCCACTCATTGGCTCCGACACCCCGCCGTCGAGTGGTGCGTGATCCCCGACGTGATCGACGGCACAGAGACTCAGAACGATGCCCTCCTCGCTGAATGGACCCTACCGCGGGAGGTCTCGGTCCCCGTCTATCATTTCCACGAGAGCCTGGAGCGCCTCGAGCGGCTAACAGCCTATCCACGTATCGCGCTGGGCAGCTCGGGTCAGTACGCCGATCCGGGTACCCCCCCCTGGTGGGGTCGCATGTCTGAAATCATGCGTGTCTTATGCGACGCCGACGGATTCCCTCGCGTGAAACTCCATGGCTTGCGGATGCTCGACTCGGTGCTGTTCGCGCATATTCCCTTGTCGTCGGCCGACTCCTGCAACGTCGCTCGCAACATCGGCATTGATCAGGCGTGGAGCGGCACCTATACGCCGCGGTCGAAGTGGGCTCGCGCGCTCGTGATGATGGACCGCATCGAGCACCATGCGAGCGCCCGGCGCTGGGACGGCAGATCAGCCGGAGTGCAACAAAACATGGAGCTTCTCGGATGACTATCGACGACAAAACTAGCGCCCTCCCCTCAAAGACGCTGACCTTGCAGCAGCGGACGATGTCCTTCCTGTCGATCCTGAACAATCATCAGGCGTACTCGCGGGAGCGACTCCAGAGTCTGGTACGCGAGATGCTCGATGCTGGTTGGAACAATCCGATACCGCCCGAGACGGGAGAATGTCACATACGCCCGCATGACTTCTGTAGCGCTGGCACCTGTAAGGTCTGCATCGATGCTGCTCGTTACCGCATTGTGCGAGTGTCGAGGCTTACCGGCGACGTGCTCGCGCATCAACTGGACGAGGCATGCGACGCCCTACTCAGATCCCGCAACGCTCCGAAAGCCAGCGAGGAATCCTCCTGCAACCCCTGCACGCAATGGGACGAGGATGGGCTGTGCGTCACGTGCGGGGCGAGTTATCCGGAGAACGGGGACGAGGTATCGAAATGACCACGCGACACTTCAACAATCTCACCCCAGCTGAGGCGGAGCGTCTCGCTTTGCTCGCCGAAGAATGCGGCGAACTCGTGCAGGCAGTAACCAAGATCCTGCGGCACGGTTACGAGTCGCACCACCCAGTCAGTCATGCCAACAACCGCGAAACACTCCATCGAGAGATGGGAGATGTGCGCGCAGCGATGCTCATTCTCTGTGAGGCCGGCGACACCGAGAAAAAGATTATCCACGAATACGCAGACGCGAAGCTCAAAAAGGTCGGGAAGTTCCTACATCACCAGCCTAAAGACTTTCTCTGAGCGAGCCCGTATGACTGACAATACAGCGATTGCCCTGGTCATCTGCGGCGTTGCCCTGCTATGCCTGGCAATCTGCGAAGTCCCGTCGGATTATCAAGTGGCTCACAAGTGCGTTGCGCCAGCGGTGGGCAAGTCCGATGGCTGAACCTGAGTTCACTGCTGACCAAGTGCGCAAAAAGCTGTGGCTGGCGATCGGCCGACCGCCAAGGCATACGCAGCTATCTCTGGCACAGAAGCTAGGGATCTCGGCTCAGTTCCTCCATGACATCCTGCACGGCCGTCGAGAACCCTGCGAAGCGGCACTGGAATATCTGGGCTTGGAGAAAGTCGTGATCTATCGAATTCCAAAGCGACGCACTCAACAGCACAACTCGCCTCCATGAATTCAACGAATACACAAGGGGCTCTCGGGGATTTGATGCCCTGGCAGAGTCATACCGAGCGCAAGGTCCGCAGGCCTGGAGCGCTCTCTGTAGCCGGCTGGCGGGGGACGCCCCACATCACCGGAGTCGCCTGCGGTGCCGAGCCCCGCCATAGCGAGAGAAGGGCTGACCCCACGGGTGTATCCGGTAATGCCGGCACCCGTGGGCGAGGCTCACCGTCATGAACGATTACACCCAACGAGGCGAGGTTATGAATCCGCCAGCATCGGCCGCTCTGGGTGCTGAGGCAGGGAACCTCAATACGCCTCAACGTGATGGGACTGGGGCAGTTCCGGGCCGCGAGGCCATGGGGACGGAAGCGCAGGCCACGCAACCGTTCGCCGCCCCCACTGAATGCGATTGCCCTGAGCGCACGTGCCAGCCTCAGAACAACATCGGGAAGTTCTGCTGGCGCTCGGGCTGCCCGATCTACACCAGGGACTTCGCTCCTACATCCACCGAGGGGCACTCATGATTTCAGGTCTTGGCCTATTGGCTGACCACAACAGGCGCTTACGCGAGGCACTTGAGCCCTATGCCTACCAGAAAGGCGGTTGGAAGGAGATCGGTCACATTGACTATTGCCGCTACTGCCATTGGTCAAAGGATTGGATCGCCCAGCACGGACACGGCATGAGTTGCCTGCTTTGGACACCTCCCAATGGATGAGCGCACCTATGACTGCCCGCACTGCGGCGGCAATGGAAAGCTACCGGCTCGACCATTCGTTCCGGGCGATAAGCTGTGGTGGAAAGGGGGCGGATATGGATACAAAGACCGTATACCGGTAACCGCTGTGGCACCAATCAGCAACAAGAGCTTTCGAATCAGCTTCATCCATGGTCTAACCGGCGGCACCATGACAATGGCAGCACGCTTGACGTGTCTGACATTTCGAGCCGAGTCATCGCACAGCGCAGGAGCGCCTCACTCAGCAAACGATTGATTCAACCACTGTATAGGAGACCGACGACATGGGTAATTGGGTAATTCACATCGAGGGCACTGGCGCCCATCACAATAACAATTCGGCCAGCGATGCCAACGAGAAGGCCAAGGAGTTCGTTTACGAGCTGATCGGCATCGGCCAGAACGTGGAGTCAGCGACATTCACGTCTGGTGGCAGGGATAACGTCATGCCACCAAAGAGCGAAGGCTAGGAACAACGCTCCGGCGGACGACACGCTGGGGCGACTTCCTCAAACCGTGGAAGATGTCGGTGGATAATCTCGATTGGGATTCAATCCGTGAGCTCGATGGCTTCCGTGTGGGCGACTACGTGCGCTACCGTGGACCTGAGCTCGGGATGATCCGCAATATAATCGAGGTGAAGGGTCGGCACCGAGCGCGGGTGTACTTCGCGACGGTGCCTTTCGAGTGCGAGGGCCAATCCATGCTCGGCGGCGGCTCCGAGCAGTTCATCGACTTGGACAAGCTATCGATTCACGTCGCCAGACTGCCGATGGTGCCTCAGTACTGTGACTTCGGCGGGTGTTCCGCGGCGTGCTGGAGGCGTTGCGATATGTGGCCGGCTGTGGCCTGGCGGGCAGGGAAGGCTCAGAATCGGCAGCCGCGGCAGAAAGATCTTTTCGAAACGCCACCGGCTAACTCATGAGCAGGTACATGACCAAAGAACAATGCATCGGGCTAATAAGCGATCTCGCCGTAGCGTTCGAGGGGCAGTATCCGTGCAAGTGCGCTGAATTGCATACGCCCGACAATCCCAAACTGGTCACCGGCCATGTGCAGGGTTGTCCCGTTGATGAGGCAGTGCGGTTGGATCTGGCAAAAGCGGGCATCGTATGACAAAGCTGATCATCGCACTGGCGCTATTGCTGTCCGGCTGCGCGATCCGGCCTGCGCCTCCTCGTGAGCACAGAACTCACATAGATTTGATATGCGCTGCAGTGCGCAATCCAGCCGATTGTCAGGCGATACGCCCATGACAAACGAGATGTCGGTTGCCGAGGCGATGGCCAAGGCCCGTGAGTACGACAAGAAGCACGAGGACATGCCGAGCGTTTCGCGGACACTGTCCGATGAGGTCGACCGCCTCCGTCAACTGCTCAAGCCGCACTTCTGCCTGTGCCAGGAGCGCAAGACTGACCCGAGCGCGCATGGTGAGCAGTGCCCGTATCGAACACTGACGGAAGGTGGGAAGTGACAAAAGATCGCGTTCTGAAGCTTCTGGACGACTTCACCGAGTCGTATCACCGCGCTTGGGCAAAAATCGTTGGTGAGGATCGCTGCAAGGCAACTATGTGGGATCTGGCCCAGCTACGTCTCAAGATCGAGAAAGAGCTTTCGGACGAACCGAGCGAGCAACAGGACGATTTGACAGTGGCGCGTGAGTTCATTCGCCGCTGCGTCGAGGCCATCGGTCGCGATCCGAATGTGCCTACCGTCGATTTGCTGGAGTTGGCCGATCAGGTTGTCGGCACCATCGAGCAGTACAAGGTCGAAGCGAACGCGGCGAAATCGCCCCACACCACCGAGGATGACTTTCAGCACTTCCTCAGCTACGAGCAGCTGAGCCGCCAACCGGCGGACGAGCTGGATCGCCTGCGGCTGGCGTATTACGCGGGGGCGGATGCGCCACGGCCTGCGAAGTCGATACCGAACGAACTCAAGCCTCGATGGGATTGCGCCTGCAATCTATTGTCGTGCCCCTACTGCGGCCCGAGACTGAGCGTTGCTCTGAGATCGTCTGACGCTCTGCGCACTGATGACGATCCGTTGAAACCGGCCATCGTGCAAGGCGCAGACTTCGTGCTCGCGGGGGCGGGGAAATCGGAAGCGGCTCAAGATCCGGACGCGAAGTGGTATGCGGAATTCGAGAAGGTCAAAGGTGTACATGAGCCCTACTGCTCTATGCGAATGTCTTTCGAAACTCGAAGCGCTCCAGCTCCATGTAACTGCAAGCGACTCTCGTCGAGAACCTGAGATGCTCTACAGCGTTCAACAATTAATTACCGACGCCAACCAAACGCAGGTAAAGATGCCGTATGGGTCGTACGTGCCTGCTCGCCCGCTGTGGTGCTCAATAGGTCGATGGCAGCATGCGTGGTGGGTATTGACGGGGCGCTGCGATGCCGTCTGGTGGCCTGAGGACGGCAATCCCTACAGAGCTGCGGAGCGTCGATGAGTGCGTCCACTGATCAACACGAAGCGCAGCTGGATCGCGAGTGCGAGCGGATCATGAAGATGACCGTTGAGGAGATGGCCGCCGAGGAAGGGAAGACGGTCGAGCAGATTCTGGAGGAAGGCCGGCAGTGCAAGGAGCACGTGCTGAAGTTCCTGCGCACGCGGTTCCCGGACTTCGGAAAGTGACAACGCAGAGGACTTGGTAATGAATGATTGGCTTGTCGTTGGTGGCATAGCTGCAGCGGTCGCATTCGTGGTCTATGCGATGCGGTGCGCTTACTTCAATGGCGCCACTGACGGCTATGGCTACAGCAAGGAGCCGACCAATCCGGGGTATCAGAAAGCCGGGATGTACCTACGGCGTTACATGGCTCATCGCTGGGAGGAGCTGAAACTCCGTCACGGGCCGCAGTGCCCCTGCCCCGAGTGCTATCACCAGCGCGTCACGCATACACTGTGACCAGCGTTTAGCGGAGGATGACGTCCGTGTCTCCATGTTCCTTACCCTATATGACGCTGGAGCAATGCGAATCGGCTACGGCCTGCGCAAATATATTTTCAGCGCACCGCGGCGTGACTCTGAGGGGCGGGGTTGGTAGAAAGTAGCAAAGGAAGGGGGTTTCTTGAAGACAACAATCGCGATTTGTGCAGTGACACTAGTAGTGCACTGGTTCCTGCCATCGATCCACTATCACGTATGGTATCGCAAATGGTCGAGGCTGCCGGGGCATAACCCGTGGAAAGCAGCAGATTCCCAGTGAAACTGTTGTGCGCCGCGCTGTTTTGCAATTCCTATTTGAGCGGGATGCGTTCGATCAGAGCGAGGATGGCGAGCAGGACCACCGCAATCCATAGAACGTTGACCGGCTTGACGGCCGACCAGATTGCGATGACAAGGGCGGCGAGCCCGAGAATGACGGCGAGAGTGAGCATGGTTGCACCTATTTGGTGACAGCGATCTTGTTCAATGCGTCAGTCTTGGCTGCGCTACCGGCTGAGGATCCGAAATAGTAGGCAACGATGCCCGTCCAGGCCGTGCCCAGCGAGCCCACCATGACGAGCATGACATCCCCACCGCTGACGGGTTTTCCCTCCACAACGAGATAACCCAGCACCCCGAAGAAGCCGATGGTGATCAGGTAGGCCATATACTTCGGCGTCGAGTCCTTGACCGCGATCTCCCGCGCTCGAGCGTTCGCGATGTCGTCAAAGACCAGCTTGTCCTTTTCGATCCCCAGCTTCTCCAACTGAATCTGGAAGTCCTCTTCGGCCTTCTTCAGCGCCAGCAGCTGATCAGGGGTGGCGGTCAGCAATGCCGCCTCAGTGGCCTTGTCATCGCCTGTGGGCGTCCCGAGGACAGCGGAGATGGCAGCACTGGCCAAGGGTCCAAACGGCCCTCCTACGGCCAATGCGACGGTCGGAGCCACGGTGCGTAGGATCTGAAGCGCGCGTTCGCCGAGCGTCATTATTTGATACCCCCAAAGCTAAGTGAGAAATGGTCCGCGTCGACCGTCTTGAAATCACCACCCCAGCAGCAATCCGGATCCAATGTCTTCCAGAACTCCCCTAGCGGTCTGTACTCCGCCGGATCGGTGAGGTACATGCCATCCTCGAATAGCTGCAGATCGACCGCCAGGCGCTGCGTGTGCAGGCTATGCGCGATGCCAGCACCGGTCTTTGCGTTCAGCGCGGCCTGCTCGGGCGTGCGGTAGAGCTCGCCGGCTGTGAGTTGGAATCCTTGTGCGTATGCGAAATCTATCAGCTTGGCGACGAGGGGTAGGAATCGGCGTTGACGCTCACCGAGGGTTTCGGTCATTTGCGTAACAGCACAATGATGGCCACGGCGATGCTCGGGATCAATCCAGCGGCAAAACCCCACACGCCTGATTTCAGTTTCAACTCGGTCTCCAAGACGGCTACCTTAATTTTAAGCTCAGATACTTGATTGATGGCCGCCGTGTTCATGGATTCGATTTTGTTCTGCAGCTTCTCCAGCAGATCATTGAGCCGCTGGATCTCCTTGACCGTGAGGCTGCGATACTCCGCAACGTCAGTCTGATTGCGACTGGCCATTGACAACACGCCTGACGAGAGCAAGGCCTAAAATCCCTTGGGCTGAGACAACTGGCCCGATGCTGATCTGTACAATGATGGTGCGCCCATTACGATGTAACCCCGCAAGCGCCTTGGCCAGATTCATCGGCCTCACGGACGGATGCTCAAAGAACTTCGCAATGTGCTGAGCATGCTGACCCCCTAGATCAGCCGGGATCAGCATATGAACGGGCTCCCCGATCAACCGTGACCGGGGATACCCGAAGAGCAACTCGATCTGCTGATTGACATGCTGGATGATCCCGCCTTCATTGATCACCAACAGACCGTCCGGTAACGCATCCAGAATCTGCGCGAAGGCGTCCGGATCAACGATGAGCTGTTCTGTCAGCTTGTCGTTGATCTCCTTCAGCCGATCGAGAGACTCAGTCATCTCAGCAGTGCACAGCAACTGTCGGCATTGCCGCCATGAAACTGGTCTCGCCATCGGTCCAATCCGCCAGTCCCTTGACGTTGATATCATCGATACGATCGCGACATGCCTGAGGCAATGCGCCGTAGATCGCCGGATCGTTGACTGCTGTTTTGATCGCCGCTCTCTGATTTATGATGCCGCCTGCGCCCATATTACTTTCCTTTCGGTTTGGTGAATGACTCAGAATCGAGGTTACCTTGCGGTCCTCGCGTGTAGTCCCCCGGAAGAACTAGCCCGGATCGATGGGCAACCACCGTCCAATCATCTAGTTTTAATTCGGTCATGCGATATTGCCGCCGTAGATCATCGAAATGATCCTCCATGTCTTTCTGGCGGGACAAGTTGAGCCCCATCACCACTCCGCAAGCACCGACGATCACGGCGAACAGAGCCACGAGAACTAACGTTTCACGTCCCAGACTGACCGTGACGGTGACCGGAACGTTGGCGATATTGCCGCCACCGCGCGCATCCTGAGTCAGCGGATTATGAACATCCCGCGACGTACTCAGCGTTTGCGGGGCCATATCGCTTCCCGGTCCAGCTCGTCCAGCTTCCGATCGTGTGCTTCCAGATGCTTCTCCTGCTGGTCCAGTCTCTGGATCAACATTGTAGTACTGTTGCTTTGGTTCGCCTCGATGGTCGAGAGCCTCCCGTTCATCGCCGACAGAATCCACACCAGCGCCCCCACGCCGCTCGCGATCAGCACCGCTACGATCTTCGCTAGATACCCCTGCCATGATGGTTCCTGTGTAGGTCCGCCCCGATAATCGACGTAAATTTCCTTCGAGTTCTCGCTTGCATAGTCCGTAGGACCGCGCGGAATCCGGCTCTCCATCTTCACGGTAAGTGCGCCCAGATGTTTCGCGGCTGTCAACATACGGTCGAGGATTCCGTGGATTCGTACCCATACCGCCGCCTGTTTTGCCAGGACCTTACGAGCGTTAGTCTCCAAATTCTCCTGTGTGTCTGGAAAGGTTCCCTCTTCAGCCCCCATGATGCGTCCTTATGCGATCAGCTTGAATCGGATGGGTCCCGCAACGGCCCCCTTCGTGCCCGAACCGGTAAAGGTCGAGTTGAACGTCAACGTGCCGGAACCTGCGAGAATCTGAAACGCCGTGAATGCTGCTGCGCTGTTGTTGAGCGCAACGCCCGGGAAGTTCTGATCGGTGGCGGGCCGGTATTTCGCGGGTATTCCCGTGATTGTGCAGGCGGTCGAGTTGCTCGTGGCAGTGAGTTGCGGAAGCTCAAACGTGCAATCACTGCCCTGCTGTACGACGCCAATCGTGGCCGTGGGCGAGGTCGTGCAATCCGTGAGCGTGCCGGTGAAGCTATCGAGCCGTCCGGAATACTGGTGAACGCCGTTACCGGTGACGTTGTGATAGGTGGGCCAGACGATCCCGGAATCCACCAGCGTCGAGCATCCGGTGTTATCCAGCAACCCTTGATTGCAGGTCAGATCCCACTTGGACGTGGGGCTGCCCGAGGTGAAATTCTTGATCGAGAGCATCCAGGCATTGGACACGAGAATCGCATGCCCGAATCCACCCGAGATGTCATCCGCGATGGTGAATCCATTCGTGATCGAGATTTGCGACTGCCCGGACGCCGGCGCATCGATCTTGATTCCCCAGCCGTTATTAGCTTCGAGCCAGCATCCATCCAACGCAATGATGGACAGTCCCAGCGTATTGTTGATGTTGGCACCGATATGAATGGCGCCGGTGGTGAAATCACCGACCGTTCCATTGCTCTCAATGTCGCAGTCCAGCATATGAAGATGCGAGCCACCGTCAAAGTCCAACCCCATGAAGTTGTTGGCCGTGAAGGTGCAGTTGGTGAAGAGCAGTCGATTGTCAGCCGATCCTGTCCCATCCGTACGGCAGTAAGCCCCAAAGCGACCCAGAATGAACTGGCAGCTATCGAAATAGGCGTCCAGACAGGAATGCAGATTCACGCAGGCCGAGAACCCCAGGAATAGAACATTGCGCATCACTACCCCGGCAACGCCATCCAACAGAATGCCGTCTGTGACCGCCATGTGGGCACTGCCCTGCAGAGAAATGTTCTCAATGACCAGCTGAATGGGTTGCGGATCGCCTTGGGGATTCGGCCCCAAAAATGACATCAGCGCATTGGGCGTGCCGATTAGCGTCAACAAGGAAGTGGCGGCCGACGATCCCATGATGCGCAGCGAACAGGTCCCAATGACCCCCGTGAGCGTGAGCGACAAACCACCACATTTGAAGTTGCAGTTTGGGCCAATCCAGATCACGCCATGGCACTGCAGCGCCACATTGAGCGCGTTCTGCATAGCAATGGAGGAATCCGCGCTTCCGGTCGGATCCGCTCCATAACGACGCGGATCAATGTAGGGGTCGGCGGGATAAGCAAAGTTCGTCGGTGTGACGGAGGCTGCATTTTCCGCATCCGTTACAGGATAGATTTGGCTACCGATGAACTGGGCCGTAATCAGCGATTGGAAGGTGGCGGCGGTGGGGATGCCCTGGATATTGGTGGGGGTATCGATGGGATTGCTCTGCGCATCAAAGAGCGCAAAGGTATAGGTCACATTGGGAACGAGGAAGAGCTGGGCGGACTGACCCGAGGTGGTGGCGATTTCACCGCGGGAATTGAGGATGATGGGGTTGGCGTGCTGGATTAGACCTAAAGGATCGGCGTAAGTGGGGTATGGGATGCCGCCCACGGAGGTAAATAGCTGACCGCCGACCAGGAACGTGCCGTCATTCCCGAAGAACTGTAGGATGGGCGTTGGCGATTGGGCAACAACAAGGGTCATCTAATACTCCATGAATCCGATGGCTGTCTGGATGTTGATATTTCAGATCGCACGGGCATGGGATAAGCGCCTCGCGCGCCGCAAGGCACAGTTCGATGCGTTTATGGAAAGGGTGTTTAAGGAGTTGTGAGGTCGGAGAGCTTCGCCGCCCACTTCCTCAAGGCGGCGGCTTCCGCCGAATTGCGGCTGAACTTGGCGCCGAGACTTTCCCCCAGAGCTGCACCCGCAATGCCACCGCCCGCAGCGCCCAGAGGTCCCAAGACGCTGCCCGCCGTGGCTCCCGCTCCCCCGCCGAACGCCGCCGCTCCTTTCGCCAAGGTCTGACTCATGACGCCGCGTTTCAACATATTGTGAGCTTGCGCCGCAGCGCCGGGGTAGGACTGATCAACCTTCAGGATCTTCCCCGCGGACTGCAGATCCTGGATATCGCGCAGCAATTCGGGTTGATCAGCAAACGCGCTTTGGAGCTTGGCGGAGTTAGCCTTGACGACTTTCTCCACTCCCCGCGCGTTCCACTGACCTTGCGTGCTCGAACCGGCATCGTGGATCTTGTTCGCCAGATGCGCCTTGATCTCGGCTTTGGCCTGTTGGGCTAGGGGTTGGATCTCTTCCGGCATTGCATCCAGGGTTTTGATCACCTGATCGAACTGGGCTGGAGGCAAGCGACTCAAGGTATCGGGGACTTTGTCGAAGGAGGTCGTGCGGTTGATCGGTGTCTGCGGATCCGACTCCATCAGCTTATTGATGCCTGCCGGGTTATCGAGGGTCTGCTTTTTCATCTGAACCAGAGCTCGGGCAGGCCCGTAGATGTCTTCCCCCGCACCTTTCAGCACATCATTGTCGAGCGCATCTTTGACCTGTCCAATGGCGTGTTTGTTGTCATTGGTCCAGATCTGGTTCAGCCATTTGCGTACATCTTCAGAGCCCGCAACATTGAACCCGTTCGGGCTTTGCTTGCGAAACTCCCCGAGTTGGTTCTCGATGGAACTCAGCAGGTTCCCCTGATCTTTGGCGAGGAGCGTATTGCGAAACTTCGGGTCCTGCAGCAATGCATCAACACCTTCAAGCTTCGTGACCGGCGCACCGCCGGCCCGCTTATCCGCTTCCCCATAGAGCGACTTGCGCTGCTGGTCGAACCAGTCGGACAGTGCATCGAAGGGCTTGGCGATCGTCTGTCCACGGTTGTTCACCGTGTCCTCATCGAGGCCCAGAGTACCGCCGGTCTTCTGCACGATCTTTTCGGCATGGCTTTGCAAGGCTTGGCGTTCGGTATCGAATTGAGCCTTTGCGGCCGCTCCAGCGGGCTCATCGAATCGGGAGAGCTGGAAGTCGGTCGCGGCGGATTTGGCATCGCCCGTGAGGGCGCTCTGGCGCGCTTTCTCGAGCCCCACCCGCTTCAATACGTCTGCTCGAGCAGTGCTGGCCTCGGGGGGCAATCCCCCCTCCACGGGCTCCGTATCGACCTTGACGCCCGGAGATCCGGGAATGTCCGCGGGCTCAAAAGGAGCGGCCCGCGGCGCGCCGGAAGCACTCAAGGGAGACTCTGCGGTGACCGGTGCGATGGTTGGCTCTACCCGAGGCGCGGCGGTCGTGGGGAACCCCTTGACCGGCGTGCCCGTCATGGGCTCCATCCCGCCCTTGAGGCCGAATGCGGCCAATCCCCCTTGCAGTACCGCGCTGGTCGCGCCCGCGGCCCCCGGGCTACCGCTCTGCTCGCCGACCACATCACTCGCCTTGCTGATCGCCATGCCCGGCCAGTTCAGCGGATTGACCTTGCTCTCAAATGCGCCGGTGATCTCTTTGGAGAGCGGGTCTTTGGGCTGGTAGGTGTGCTCTTTGATGTAGTCCTGCGCGCGCGTATCGGCCTCCGCGATGCTTTTACCCGTCGCCAGGTCGTACATCGCCCGGCCGCCCGCCAGGATATTGGCGCCGATATTCGACACCGCATGCAGCGCCAGATCGCCGCCGGCCTCTTTGATCGACCGGGTATACACCGGCTTCGGCGCTTCGGGCGTGGCCTCACCTCCGGAAGTCAGAAAGTCGTGAGTGGGATCACCCGAAGACTCCGGCTCTCCTCCTCCACCGGAGGCTAGAAAAGCCTCAACCGGATCACTCACGGCTGCCCTGTCTGCATAAGTTTCACGAGATTGCGGCGCTTCTCAGCCAACGCTTTGAGCTTCTCCGGTCCCAATTCCTTCTTGATCTTGGCGAGCTCGGGTTTGTCTCCATCGCGGATCGCGTTCTCCACCCGAAAGACATCGACATCGAAGTTCTTCGCCCACGCGGCTTTGAAGGCCGGAAGTTTGGTGTAATCGACGTTCTGTCCCATCCCTACCGCGTGATCGACGCCCTGGCGGTATTGATCCAGGGCCGTCGTTGTGGCGTCGTTGAACTTGGTGACCGCTTTCAGAGCTTCAGGACTGAACGACGTGCTGCCATTCGCCTTGGCCGCAGCATCGAGCCTCGAGTCCGACGGCGGACCGCCCATCGCGGTCATGTTGTTGATGGCGTTCTTTTCCAGGAATTTGCCGACTTCCTGATACGAAGCGCTCGGCGAGAGGCCAAAGGGAGCCCCCACAGCGCCGATCACATGCTGCCAGACATCGGACCCCGGCCCTGTTTTCGCATCGCCTGAGAGCCGCAGAATCTGTGCATTGATGTTACGCGCGAGCGGGGCTTGCTGGGCTTCCTGCCGAACGTTCTGCACCTCATCCTGAAAGGTGGCGACGTCCTTGCCTTGCCCCTGGTAGTTCGGATTCTGGAAGTCCGCGGCTCCACCGCCGCCCGGAGCAGTCACCGGCGTTGCGGTCCCTCCGGGTCCCAGCTTGTAGGCACCGCCCGTGGTGGGTGAGGTGATGACCTGGGGCGCAAAGGTCTTGGCGATTGGCTTGCCGGCCGGCGTAAAGGCACCGGGAGTGGCGCTCAGGGGCGAGGCCGTGGCCCCGGGCTGGATCATGCCGCCGGTATCGATCGTGGAAGCCTGTGGGCTGGTCTCGGCGATCTGCCGGCCTACATCCTGCGTCTGCAGTTGCAGCGTCTGGATAGCCTGCGAGAGCTTCCCCTTCGGAGCATGCTCCACCATGGGCCCATAGATCTGCGCGACGCGGGCAGCATCTGGGCCATAGGTTTGCCCGAACTGCGCGAACGCATTCGTCATTTTCTGACGACCGGCGGGAGTGTCGGCCATCACGTCGGGATCGGTTTTGAGTCCTCCAACGACGCTACCCAGATTACTCAACTGATCGCCGTTGAGTTTGAGGAGCGATTGCTTAGCCCCTACCTGTGATTGTTTGATCTGGGCGGCTTTGGCGAGGATGTCAGGATAAAAATCACCTGCGGCTTGGCGGATGCCCTGATCCTTATTGAAGGAATCAACATCGAGCGTTCCATCCTGACCGGTATGCTTAGCCCAATCAATTTTGGCCATTGCTGCGCGCTGAGAAGCATCCTGTTGCTTCTGCTGAACGTCCGCGGCTTGGCCTGCCAACGCCTGCCGTTTGGCCGTGAGCCCCATCAGACTGCCGATCGTTTCAAATCCCTTGCTCGGACTGACATCGACGGATTGGGCGACGGGAGCACCGAAGTCAGCCATTAGGTGCCACCCCCCAAGCCGACCAGATCGCCGGAACTATTGCCGGCATTGAAGGACGGATCAGCGCCGAATCCGTTTGTACCGATTCCCTGATTTGTGCTTCCGCTTCCACCATTGTTCATCAGGTAAGCCAAAGGAACCGCAGAACCACCAATAGCGTTCGTGGCCCCGACAATGCCCGATGCCCGCGAGGCGCCCGCCGCCGCCTGCGCTTGTCCGGCTCCAGTCCCCAACGCCGTTCCTGCCGTTCCAGTGTTGGAGGCGGCGTTCTGTCCCAATCCCGCAATGCCCGACAGGCGCGCAAACACATTGTTCTGCTGTGTCTGGAACCGGTTGAATGCGTTCTCGTAACCCGTAGAGGCCATGCCCTGATTGAAGGACATCAGATCCTTGAGAGCAGCCCCGGAAAGTGACCCCACTCCCGGAGTGTCGGCGTTGCGGAGCGCCTGTCCGCCGGTCTTCAGCTGGAAGTCATATCCGGGATCTTTGTTGGCGAGATAGTCTTGAGGCGTGAAATTCTGCGTGAGCGAACCGTATCCGGCAGCCCCAGTATTTCCACTCGTCCCCATCAGATCTGTCAGCTTGGTCGTGGCTCCATAGCCGGCCTGCATGAACGGCTGTTCTTGCTGGTTGATGGTATCGAACATGCCCAGTTGGGTAGCACTAGCCCGGTCCTGAGCACCGGCCTGTTTGCCTGCAGCCATGTTCGCGCCCACGGCTCCAACCACACCGGCGCCGACGACTGCAACCGCTACGAAAGACATGGATTATCCTCTTCGAGCAACAGGCTTTCCGGCTCAACTAATTGCAATTCCAAAGTCTCGATATCCGTCTCTCGCGTGGCATGCACTGTCGTCCAAACGGTATCCTCATGCGCCAAACCCACTCGTTTGGTACCGGGCCTTGAAACCATGGTAAAAGGGGCGGCAACCCGCTTCATTCCTTCTTCGGTCCATACTGTAATGACACCCTGCGAAACAATGTTCAAATGCTCCGCTCGATGAATGCGACCGGTGAGCAAACATCCTTTCGGAATGAAAATCTCGCGGGCATATAAACCTTCGGCGAAATAATGAGTGGTACGAATATCAACACGGACTCCCAACCGACGCATTTCATCTTCGAGTCGCTGAATCTGCTCACGAGTGGGTACTGCAGGGATCTGTATGAGTTCGTTCATCGAGGGAAAAACGTCAGCGCGGGTGCATTCGTGTAGGTAATCCGTACATGATCGTTCGGCACCACCTGAATCGGCCCCTGCACAATGCCCATGGGAAACCACGTCACAGCGTCTTTGCTGTACTCAATCAAGCTGACCGGCCCTCCTGCGACCAGCAATGAGCCCTGCACTACTGCTGTGAACACAAAGGGCGAAGCCGTCACTGTCACCGTCGCCGGTTGAGTCGCGTTGACGCCGAACGCCTGTTGAGAGACGTTCAGCAGGAAACGCCACCAGTTGGTGGCAATCACTCCGCGCTCATCGACCAACGCATTGTTGGGCGGCAGGATGGTGTTGGGTAGATTCGGTGGCTTTGAGCTGCTGGTCGGCATAACGGTCGGACTGGGAACGCCTGTAGAGATGACAATGTTGACCGAGCCCCCAATCACAATGGGAGCGCTGAAAGCCGGCGATTGGGACGCAATGATTCCAACCGGATAGGCGGTGTTGGACGCGAACGAGACCGTACCTAAGAACAAGCCCGCATTCTGCAAAATGGCGATTGCCGCCGCTTGGGTCAGCCCCACCAGTTGGGGGGTCGCTTCGAAGACCAGCGGCCCCTGCAGAACGACCGGGAGGTTATTCGGTCTCCAGGGTCGAGCATCGACCTGTGGTTCAATGAACGTCTGCGACGGAGGCGCATATCGAATATCAGCCGTGCCCAGCAGCACGATCAGGAACAGACTTGCAGCGCGGCCCTGTTGCGTCAGTATCCGGACGCCGTTGTCGATGATCTCCGCACGAGAGGAAATGACAACGGTCGGGTCAGACATGGATCACTTCGCCGCGCGCTTGAGATTGGCCCCCACGATGTCGCGCTTCACAGGATCGATAAACCGCACCTCCATCACACCGCCCCGGGTGAATTTCAGCTTGCGCCAGATGACCCGGTTCAGGTAATCCCCGACTTTGCCAATAGCGCGGGCGAGCATCTGACCCCAGGTCTTTCCGCCATCCCGGCTGATCTTCAGGTAGGCCTGCGGGTCGTAACCGGTGCCCGTTTGATTTCCTACCCCGGGCGCGAATTCGATCTGTAGGTAGGACATGAAGACGCGTTCACGCGCACCGCCATCCCAGATGTGGGGGGTGCGACGCAAGGCCAGCAGCGGCCAGCCCGCATCTGTGAAGGCCTCGCGGGTCAGTCGATGGACCGCACCGTTTTGATAGTCACCGACCAGTCGTTGGTTCTGGAAACTTAAGAAACAGCTCGAGCGATGGCGGTGGAAGCTGTCCGAATATGGATCGTACGAGGCCCGCTTGTGCCATAGGTCCGTTGAACCGTCATAGACCCAGGTCTTGTCCGCATTCGGGAAGGTCAGGACGTAGAACTCGTGCTGGTCTTCCTGGTAGGTGTAGCCGATCGCATCGGCCACATACGCATAGGTGGCGATCTCATCCGCCACTGCCGGGGTACTGATGACCAAGGCCTCGAAGCCCTTGGTGCGTACCACGACATTCTGGCCGCGGTCTGAGCGGGCGAGCCACGCCAGCCCATCCTCACCCCCCACCGAGAACCGAGCGACCGAATGAGCCGCCGCACAGCCGACCTGCAGCATGGTGCTGACCAGCCGTTGGAAGGGAAAGAACTGTCCTCCGGCGTCGTACCAGATCTCGGAGTGCTTCTCCCCCAGGAGCCAGAGCTCCTCCTTGCTTTCCATATGCGCAACCAGTTTGTCGGTCGCCGCATCGATCAGCGCGAAGTTACTGGCGTTGAAAGTAATGCTGTAGGTACTGGACGGTACGTAAAACACCTGCGTACCGGGCTGGTTGAAGATCCACCAGCCATCGATGAAGGCCACCCGATCCGCGCCTAAGAAGGCCGGATCCGTGATCCGGGTGAAGACCTTTGTGGCGATGTTGTAGAGATACCCGTTGGGTCCATCCACGATCACCACATACCCACCCGCCCCATTATCCCGAATGCCCACAGGCCCGGTACTCGTGAGCAGGGTGCCAATCCGCTTCATCGCGAATGTCGCGGACGTAAAGGCCGTGGCGGGCGTCTGCACGGTCATCAGATACGCCCCGGAGCCGAACACCCAAACCGCCTGAAGACCGCCTGGAAGCTCCCACGCTCCTCGACCGGGGAGGTTGGTCACACTGCTGGGAAGCGGCCATGTAACGGGAGGCGGAACCGGCGGCGGCGGCGGCAGCGGGGCGAGCTGCGGCATGAGCGCGATGTGCCACGCGCCCGGATTCTTCGCATCCCAGATCCACGGATCCCAGAAGCTCTGCGGCTTCCTCTGCAGGGTGGTCAGATCCCCTACGGGAGGGGGTTTGACCTGCAGCCCCACCAATAGCGAGGCTTTGCGCGGCTGATCGAAATGGACCGGCGGATCAAACCAGGGCTTGCGATTACCCCGTCCCAGAACATCCAGACTGGCGTTGTAGGCAACGTACGCCGTCAGACTCGTGATGAGTGACGGTGAACGGGGCTGGATAAAATCCGGTGGCGGCTTATCCCACCAGCCGAAGGTGTCCCAACCTTGGGTCACATCCGGCGGGAAGGCCCCGAGGATGGTCAGTAGATTGCTGGGCCTCCAGGGTCTTGCGTCAACCTGCGGCTCGACGAAAGTCTGGGACTTCGCTCCCGCCCGGATGTCATTGGGGAGCGCGGCGGCCGCAGTCCCCAGAATGACGATCAGGAAAAGGCTGGCGGCCCTTCCCTGTTGGCTGATGATCCGAACGCCGTTGTCGATGACTTCCGCGCGAGTCCGGACAACGACGGTCGGATCGGACACTTAGAACTCTTCGATGTGGATCGTGCCCGAGACCGTGGGCGTACCCGGTGCGGTGAGGAAGCCTAAGCACCAGATCTGTCCTGCCGCCACTTCCGGAATGATGATGTCCTTGCCATTCACAATGTCGAACGGGGTAGCACCATTCCACTGCCACGAATGCAGCACCACCGAGACCGCCCCTGGGGTGGTATAGCCACTGATCGCCGTCGTTGCTGCCGCAGTGGTGTTCTTGCGAACGACCGCCCGAGGCGTGATCGACGTGGTTGTGCCGCCGGATCCTGTGGCCGAGGCGATATACATCGTCAGCTGCAGGATGGCCTGTGTCGATCCGGTCTGGTTGGACTGCAATTCCATGCGTTGGATTGCGAACGGACTGCCGGCAGCGGCAGTCAACTGAAAGATCGTGGAAGCCACGTTGGTGAAGGCCGTAGGCGCCAGATCAACCAAATAGCCAAGACCCTGAGCCATAACGGTACTCCATAGGTGAGGGAGGCCCGGTCAGGGCCTGTGAATCGAACGTGAGGAAAAGTCAGGACTGAATGATGGTTTCAGTCACGAATGTTTGTTTGGGCCAACTCAACAAGGCATCCGGTGCCGCAGCCGCCGCAAGGAAACCGAAGATGAAAGACTGTGCGGTAAAGGCGGTCGTGTTGTTCACAGTGCCGGTCATCGTGCCACCGGAGCCCACCAGCGTAGCGGTGGTTTGAATCCAATAGGCCAATGCGCATCCGTCCACCGTGCCGTTGGGCGCATCTGTGAGCGCGACCCCGGTGGTTCCGGGAGTCGTGAACGTCGAGGGCACTCCCCAGCTCGTACCGTCAGACGTCGCATCCTTCTTCTTTTTGGCCAAGGCAAGGACGATGGCGTTGTTGGCGCTCGGCGTGCGCGTCACGGCGGGCAGCGACAAATCCTTGTTGGACGAATTCGCCCGGTCCTGAGTGGCGATACAAGTAGCCAATCCCGAATCGATGCCCCGAAAGACCGCAACAAACGCCCAGGCTGAGTTGGTGGCGCTCCAATTGACGGTCGGGATCGTAGCGCTGCCCGTGGTATCGTAGAGCGCGAAACAGGCCGCCGAGGTCGCATTGTTGGTCGAGGTCTCCCGCGTCCAACTTCCGGGGGTCGTGATGGTGTCCGTGGTTCCGATCGAACCGGTGCACAACAGCAGAATGTCATTCGCACTGTGCGCGGGGGCGACCGCCGTCAGATTCCCGACCCCTCGGGCAACCGCGCCTACCGCGACAAACGTGATAGCCATCAGCGCTCAACGGTCCAGGAGCCATCATCCGCGTGACGACCTGTCTGAGTATTTTCTCCCGGCTTCTGACAGACTTCGCATACGAAGGTGATGCGGCGTGACTTTCCGTCTTCGCTGTAGGAAATCCCGGGCCGATGCGCGGCGGAATTGGGGTCCAGCGTCGCAGGCTTGCCTTCACATTCGGGATGGCGCATATCAGCCCGTGAAGCACTGGCCGGCGAAACTGACCGGGCATGCGGTGTTGGTGATCGCATTGGCGTTGATAAAGGGAACGATCTTAGTGCTCCAGTCGTAATTGGTGCCCACGACGTAGGTCCACAGAAAGTAAGAACATCGCAATGTTTGAGCGGAGGCAAAGTTGTCAGCGGGCGTCTTGGTCGGGAAATGGGTGTAGGTCGCTTGCTGGGCAAACCCGATACAGGGAATGCTGTTGCGATAATCGGTACCACCCGGAGTAAATCCGGAGCCATTCCACCGATTTCCCATATAGACATTCTGGCCCATGGTCGGAAATCCATTGGCCGCTGTGGGATAGACATCGGGACTCGACATCGCGGCTGCCGGACCTGCCACCGCGAGGTTATCCACGATCCCGTTGATCGTCAGTGCGTTCGCGATGACATAATTGATCTGCGGACCTACGATGGTGTGCGGCCATGCCGCCACCATGCGCTGAACCTGGATGTTGAAATTGTTGGCGAAATTCGTGCTGTTGTAGTCGGAGCCTGCCTGCAGGTTGAGGGAGGTCTCCTGATTGAACACGAATTCAATCAGCGGATGCGTATCGAACGTGAACGTCTGACCGCTGTAAGGACCGGAAGTGGTCACGAACGAGGTCGTGGCCAGATGCTCGAACATCCGCGTATAGCGATCATTGACGTTGGTACGCCAGATCGCCGCACAGGCACCCGATTGACCGCTACCAAAATCCTGATTCCAATAGCCGAAGTGAACGCCATCCGAGCCGGGACCGTAGATGGAGTTGTTGAGGATGTAGGCTGGCGTACCCAGTCCTGTTGCCCCGGTTCCGGTGAACTTCTCGCACCAAATCATGGGCCCGAAGCGTTTGCCCGGTGCCTTGGACTGCAGGTAATTGAAATCTGAAATGATGCTGGAGAAATCGTATCCGCCATCCGTCGGTTCCAGATGGTCCCAGGTATAGATCGGCTGATAGCCCGCGACATTGGCACCTGAGGCCGCCAGAACGTTGATCTCGTTCTGGTTGCGTCCATTACCACTCACACTGTCGCCGTTGATATTGTTCGAGCCCATCCAGTGCTTGGGATGCCACTTGATCTGACCGGTCGGCGGCGGAAACACATTGGTTTGCAGGGTCGTCGCCGCCGTGACCGGTGAAGGTGGCCCCTCGCCGAACGTATTGATGGCCGCAACCGTGAAATTGTAGGTCGTGGCCGGCGCTAATCCGGTGAAATTCGCAGCCGTGCCCGGCAGCGTCACCACCGGATTGCCGAACATCCGCACCGTGTAGTTCTGTGCTCCCGCGATCGGCGTCCACGTGAGATCGATCTCGCTCGAGCTGATGACGGTCGCCACTACCCCCGTCACCGGGGCGGGCGTCTGGGGAAAGGTCCCCAGCGTGCGGATGAAGCTGACCTTCATAGACCCTGGACGCTCGCGACCTGGACAAGTCCGGGACACCCCAGCAGCGCGATCACCGTCTTGGACTGCTTCAGCTTGTCCTGTGAAATCTCAGGGTACCAATTGATGGTCTCCTGGCGGTCCTGGTAGGGGTCGGGGGCCGTGTAGGACGCCCCGACGAACCCAAAGTCGTTATTCGCTTGGGGCATGTAATCCTCGTGGGTTGTGCGGCCTCCCTGCCGCTGCTATGCGCCTATAGATAGGCGATCAGTTGGGCGAACAGCCGATCTGCAACACGTCGCTGGCCGTCCATGCTCCGGCCACGCCAGTCGTGCGCACGTAATTCGTGAAGGTGGCCGTAGTCGTGGATGAGCCGGTTTGCTGTGTGAGGTTGGTTGCGGGGGTCGTGACATCAGCGCTACTGCACGCCCATCCGTGGGCGGCTAATGGAAGCGCTATAACGCCAGTGGAGGCCGCGCCCCCTGTCCCCACATTGACTGAAAAACTCGCCGGCCCCTTGTTCGCCGTGATGGACGGAGACGTTCCGAATCCGCTTGAGATCGTGGGCGTCGTGTTGATGGCAGGAGTACTCAGTCCATAGTAGGTCGTTTGATTCTGATAAATGGCCTGAATCTGCGCCGGGCTGAGCGAACCGTCGTACCCGGCAGATGTGGAAACGGGTTTGGAAATTCCGTAGACAACGGCTTCCGCAATATCCCCGGTCATCACCCGAAATGCGCTCGTGCAATTCGCCCCGAAGGAGCCTGAGAAGAGACTCTCGAAGCTTGAACTGCTGCTGAAATATAGAAAGTTTCCGTTTCCGCCCGTGACAGCCGGCAGAGAGTTATCGACTTGAAACGACAGATCGCCGTTAGCGGCGGTCGTCAGATTATTCTGTCCGATGGCGACATGCCATGCGCTATCGGCAGCGGTTAGACTGACATCAATCCCGCTGTTGGATGTATGCAGGGCCATTGTATTGACCGATGCCGGGAACCGTATGTCCGGCCCGTTCCCTCCAAGGGCTATCCCGATGCCCCCTGTTCCCCCTGTGCGTTTTGCAACCACATTCGCAGTCCATGATGGACCGACCGCAGTCAATCCCGCTGCTCCGTTCGTGCACATATACTGTGTGCCGGTGGAGCGCATGGCGGTGCGATTGTTGAAGTCGTTGAAGATCAACTGCGGCTGAAGGGCTGTCGTCACCTGCACCATATCAAAGGTAGTGCCTTTGCCGTCATTCGACTGATATCCGATTGACTGGTTATATAGCGTGGCAACCGTGCATGTTGTGCCTGAGCAAAATGCTTGCGCGGCGTTATCGTCAAAATCCCCAGTGGCGGTGAATCCGACATTCAACGTCGTACTATCACTGGCGCGGCGTATCGTGGCCGCATAGCCGGTGTAAGATGCTCGCAGGCGTCGCAGCCCCCACGCCCCGCCGACTGCCGCGACAAGATTCCGTTTGACATTGCTTGCGCATAGTGTGCCACCGCAGTTCCCGTTGTTGTACGCCAGATCAACTGGACCTAAATAGGTCTTTGAGGGCGTCGCATAGAACGCCGAGACATTCGCCGCTAGGAGCGCATCGGTCGCTGCGCTGGTATACCCCGAAGCAATCGCCCCTTCAAAGAATTCGGCTGGCGCGGATGATCCGTCCCCGCCCTCGCCCAAAGAAATTCCCGCTTGAACCACTTCCGTTTGCGGTGGCGGCTGCTGCACTAGAGCGGCGAGTATTCCCGTGCTGACATCCCAAAACTTATCGAAATAAATGTTGGTGGCACCATTGTATTTACTCAGGTATCCGGCCACCGCCGGAACAGTCGCTAGCGCGGTCGTCGGGAAATTGGGGGCTTCCATATCGATCCCCAACCCAATTCCTCCGCTCAAAGTGTTACCGGTCCAGTTGTTATAGCCCAGCTCCCACGAAGCACCCGACAAATACGGGCCGCTGATATTGTTCTCTGCACGACCATAGTTACCGCAACACGCGCTGAAGATGCTCATTCCCTCGACGGCGTAGGTCGTCGCAGAAGCGGTGCCAGTGGGAATATTAGTGGTAGCTCCGCCGCTTGCGGGCCGGTTGCGGTAAAAGGCCGCATTGGCTGCCGTTACGACGCTAGGATAGCCGTTCGCGCCGTATAGAAACCAAGGCGCCATATTGGCGACCGTGGCTTGCGGCAAATGATTGGCATTGCCAGTTTGATCGTAGATATTACTGATGTAGCAACTGGTACCCGCGCAGAAAGTGGCCACGGCTGCGGAATCGTAAAGGCCGGTTGAGACCGTACTGATATCGCTTGTCGTCGAATCGGACGCGCGGGTGAGCTGGAAAATCCTCCCCGTATAGCTCGCAAACATCCGGCGAGTGAGACTATGAGCAGCAACGCAGGTCTGACCGCCCTTAGCAATCACATCGCATGGCCCCAATGCCGTAGCGGCTAATGCCGCCGTCTGCGGGCTGTTCAGCGCACTCGGCGCCGCCGTCGAGCCGCTGGAGTTGCCGAGGAGGGTGCCGGAGGGTATGACGCTCGTCGTCCCGGCTGCCTGCGCGAGCAGCGGACAGAGCAGGAGCGCAATCAGTATTCTCACGAGAGGAATCTCCATTTGCCGAGCGTGGCGTCGCGTCGAATGAGCGTGCTCGCACGAGGCCCGAGCGTATTGGTGACCTGCCCGGGACAGGCCATCTGATTGGCTGCCGCCGAGCCAGCGTCCCCATCGGTAAAGTCGACGATGAACGTCGTGCTGTTGTTGTCGATTGCGACAATCCAGCCATCCGGAACCCCGGTCGCCAAAATACCGGTAATGTTGATATTCGCGGACGGTGTGAGTTTGAGGACATTGGTGACCCCACCGACCCACCCCGTAGGCGCATAGTCGTTCTGGTCCGTCCCGGGCGTATCCGCGACGGCAGACGTGAATGCGATGCCTCCCGCTGTGGCAATGGGAACCCATGCTGTGCCGTTGCTGTAGCACAACCCCTGATCGGAAGTGTATGCGACGTCTCCCAAATGGTTTGCAGCCGCCGGCAGCGTCGCGAACGTGCTCAGTGCACCGGAATTCTCCTTCGCCACGCTCATTTCCGATTGCAGCAGCGAACGCCCGGAACTCGAGGGAATAGGTTGGCTATCGAAGAATGACATCAGCGGAAGCCTCCATGAAGGATCCACGACGCGTCTGTCCTTCTTCCCTGCGGCAACCGCTCGTCCAACTGACTCACGGGCGTGGGCACCTGATTCAGCGATTTCACCATCGCAATCGCCTCGTTGCCGTTGGTCTCGATCTCCTTGGAGAGCGGGAAGCCATACTCGGCGCACAATTCCTTGGCCAATGCCCATTTCAGAGCCCGGTTATATCCCCGAGGCAGGTTCACGACCTGCGTAAGTGTCAGAAACTGCGTAAAGATCTGATCCGTGAACAGGTGCAACTCCCCTCCTCCACTCGGCGCGGGATAGAAGTTGAGCAATCCCAAGGGGAAGGTGGGGTTGTACCAAACTCCCAACGGCCATGGAGCGGGTTGGCTTTTGAGCAGGAACGAGTTGTAGGTCGTTTCGTCCCATTCCGTATCAATCGTGAAGTCGAGCCCCGAAAAGCGCGTGTAGGCGCTGGTAATGCGCATAGGACGGTCCACACCCGCCCCTGTCACGGCATCGACCTGGAAGTCCCCGCCCTGGCCAATGGTGTATTGGTATTTCAGGGAGGTGAAATTGAAGATGTTCTCAGGCGATGCATAGACGTAGGCGTGATCCGTGGACCACGAGTCCAGCAGGTCGTTGAGCGCTTCCAGACAATCATTGGCATCGGGGGCTGCGATCTGCTCACCACTCTGATACGAGTTGATCCGCCGCAGCGCCGCTCGAATGATGGTTCCGGCGGTGGTGGTGAGGATCGTCGCCATCAGAGCGGGATTTCAGCCCAGATCAGGCTCAACTGAGCCACCAACGCCGTAGCGGTAGCCGTGGCGGCAATCGAGGCCCAGCAGTTGGGCGGAACCACAATCGCGCCCGCGATGTCGACCAGCGAGTTTTCAACGTAGTCGGTCGTGAGGGCTCCGGTCCCCAGTTGGATGACCGGATAGAGGAAGCTGCCGGCATTGGCGACCGTCCCCACCCGATACGTCGTGCACTGAGGCGCAGGACCGCCGATGCGGGTATTGCCGACCGAATCGATGGCCGTGGTCGAGGTGGGGGCGGTGGTTTGGCCGTTGCTGCCCGTGATGCCGAGCGCTCCCGAGGCGCTCGTCACAGTTGTGACGCCATAGCCGACGCCCAGAATCACGGCGTTGACCGTCTGGCTACCGTTCCAGAGCAACGGGCCGCCGGTGCCGGCGGCGGTCGTATAGATCACCGGTGCTGTGACGACCGCTCGAGCCACGAACACCCGCCCCAACCGGGCAAGATCGTAGTAGCTGCTGCCCTGCATCCCGTAGGAGAGATTGGCCATCAAATCACCAGAGTGGTGGGGAGCGTGGTATTAGTCGGTCGATCCACCGCGACGGTATAGATCTCAGACGCGGTGGGCGTGATGGTGGCCGCAGTCGTATTCGCAAATGTGATGGCCAGCGTATCCGCTGCACTGACGCGGGAATTGACCAGTCCCAAACCTGCCTGGGTGGTGGGTTTGGTGACGTTCACATAGTCGCCGACCAGGAGGCCCTTGACCGTGAAGGTCTGTTCTGCGGTGGTGGCGTTGGCAACGGAAGTCGGCGAGAGCGTGGGGCCCAGCAGGTAAGATCCCGCGATATTGCCCCGTACGACGGTGGTATCGGCCATGTTAGGTCCTCGTTAGAAGCCCTGTGCTCACACAGTGCTCGTAGAAGTTGCCCCGCCAGGCCTTGGAGCCGCGGTGGGAGAAGGTGATATCCGCATCGATCCACAGAAACTGCCCGGTCTCACACCAGCGGCGGCAGAAGTAGATGTCTTCCCCGAAGTCCGCTTCGCTGGATCCAGTGCGAAAGTAGGGCTTTTTGAGGCGGTCGAACGCTTGGCGTTTGATGCGCATAAACGCGGTGGGCGCTTCCATGCTCTGGAACAACCCGTCGCGAATCACGCCCGTGAGCGCGTTTTGATGGAAGTCCGATTCGCTGTCAGTTGAACGTTTGGGAACAAGTCCTGCCACGATCTCATCCGAATGGTTGAGAATGCGTGGCAGAACCCGGGCGTCAAAGCCCACATCGGCATCGACAAAGATCAAATCAGTGGCAGTACTGGCGAGAAAACTGTCGACCAGGCGATTGCGCGCCAAGTCGATGAAGCAGTTTCCCGCCAGCACTTCCTGGTGCATTTCGATCCCGAGCTTGGTCAGCAGGATCGCCGATTGCACCAGGGACTGGTTGTAGTCGACGGTCACCGCCTTGTCGTAAGACGGCGTACCGAAGAAAACCTCCACTACCAGTCGATCTGATTACCCGAAGCCGGCGCCGTCCACAGCGGTTGCACCCGGAACACACCCACCGTGTACACCTCGGAGGCTGTCGGTGTAATGGTCGCGGCGGTGAAGTTGCCAAAGGTGATCGCCAGGGTATCGGCTGCACTCACGCGAGTGCCAACGATGCCCAAACCCGCCTGAGCAGTGGGTTTCTGGACCAGCACCAGATCGGTCGTGAGGAGCCCGATGCCCGTAGCAGCAAAGGTCTGCTCTGCAGACGTGGCATTGGCCACCGACGCGGGAGAGAGGGTGACGTTGAAGACACCGACTTTCCACAGGTTGCCCGTGGGAAGCTGTACGGTATCCGGGAGGGCGGTGACGTTCGGGCCGCTGTTGCTGCCGTCGACGTTAGTGACTACTGGATTGGCCATGACTTACCCCGCGATCCGATAGCCCATCTGTCGATACAGAGAGCTGAAGCCGTACAACACGTCCATACGGGTCGGTTCGGCGTCGTTGTTGATGGTGTACTGAGTCGCGATCCGGATCGCCAAACCCAACTCTTCGTCCCGTGCCCGGTAGGCTTCTACTGCGGTTCGCGGCAGCGGAAGATCCGCAAAGGCCAGCGCATAGGCGTCCCTGTGGAACAGCAGCCCTTGAGGTGAGACCGTCGTGGCCGCTGCCGCTGCATTCACCGTGAGGGTGTAGGGAGAGACGGGGGCCGCGGTGCAGTTCTGGAACTGACCGCCATAGATCACGCATTCCGCCACGGTCAGCGTCAGTGCGCCCGCACCCGAGCCGGACGTATAGACCCCGGTCGTGGCGTTGAACGTGCCGTTGGCGAGCGTTGCGGCCGCAAAGGCCGGACCACCGGGAACAGCCGCACCGGACATCGGGGCATAGCCTGCCGGCGGAAGCACTACGAACTGCTTGAGCGCCTTGCCGTACTGCGCGCGGTTCTGCGGATTGACCGGGTAGACACCCTTAATGGTGAGGACATCCCCGACCGTGATCACGGCTGTGGAGGCCGTCCAGCCGGTGGTGAATAGCGTTCCCGTCCCGGCCCAGCCGGTCGACATGATCGCGGTTCCGCCGGTTGCCGCGGTATTTCCTGCCAAGACTGGTGTTCCGAGCGTACCGAGTGCGGTCTGATTGGCAATGTTCTGGTCTTCGAACCAGTCAGAGCCGGCAGTCTTGCGCGCCACCATGCCGGTCTCGAAGTTATCCGAGATCTTGGCCTGGGGATTGAAGAGTCCTTTCAGCGCATCGGCCATGGAGCTCATCGAGAGCGGATCCAGCACGACCGAGGGCGTCATGTTCTTCGGTGCGCCCTCAAAGGCGAGGATGGCGCGGGCGTCCGAGAACGCCTTGAAGGACGTGGGTGCGGTGCCGAAGGTCCCACCCTGCAGGGGCGTGTTCTGGAAGCCGAAATAGGCTCCGTCCGAATCAATGCGGTTGCCGATCGCCGCGCAGGCCGGTTCGATGAACCGCTCTTTGAAGCGGGCGATATCCAGCAGCAGGTTCACGGTGTTGAACTGGATGTCCACGTGAAACTGATAGTTCAGCGAGACCGGAACGTAGGTCTCGACCGAGGGCTCGACGTTCAGTGCCGGCCCAAAGGTGCCGAAGTACCGGGGCGGACGCCGGATATTCACAGTCGCGCCGATTTGCGCGTCTTTGTTCCCGAATTCGTCCGAATACTGACGGTTGAATTTATCCGTCAGGACGCATGTGTTACTCAACACCGGCAAAGCGGTATTGGTGATCATGCTGATGGTCAGCAGTTGATTGGCCAAGGAAATGACTCCTAGAAGAGGTTAGTGCCTCTTGCGCCGGTTGGCGCTCGACTGTTCTCGAGCCTGCCAATATTCGATGGTTTCGCGCGTGTTCATGTCGCGCAGGTCCTTGACGGACCCGCCACCGTTGGGCAAGGGGGCGATGGGTTCGGGTGCACGGGCTTTCGTTGGCTTCACTTCAGGTTCGTCGGCCTTGGCCGGCTCCTTGGTGAGTGACAACTCGAGCTTCGTGACTTCCGCAATGGCTTTGATCGGGGGCAGAGCGTTCAGACGCTCCAACACATCCGGATGTTTTGCGAAGTGATAGAGCAAGGGAGCCGGCGCCTCTGCCTCGCGCAAGTATGCGGTCAGCGGACCGGATACTTTCAGGTCCGCGGCGTCTTCCGCGGCTTCCTGCCAGTCCTCGATGTCCTTGGCGGAGGATTGCACGCGCCCCAGATACTCCTGGTAGCTCCTGGCCTCCGCCGCCTCTTTGTCCAACTTCGCCTGCTGTTTGCGATCGGCCTTCACCGCCTCTTCGGCTGCGTGCTTGGCCAATGCTTTGGCGTATCCAAATGCGTCGAATTCGCCTTTGTCGTTCGTGAAGTCCTTAGGGTCCGGTTCCTGACTCGGTTCCGGGGTGGGCTTGCCCTTGGTTTTGAGTTCGGCGAGTTCACGCTCCAACTCATCTGCCCGTTTCTCAGCCGCTTTGCGTGCGCGGAACTCATCTTCCGCGAACTCATCCGCCTCTTTCATCGCCCGATGCTTCTTGTTGACGGCGCGCTGCTGCTTTTCGGTCAGCAGACGGTATTCGTCATCCGGAATATCGGTCTCGTTCTCGACTGCCGGCTTTTCAGCCTGTTTTTCCGTCTTTTCGGCCTTCTCAGGCTCGGTTTTCTGCTGGATCGGCTCGCCGCCCTTGGCCTCGCGTCCCGCCGCCGGCGGCTTCAAATGCTCCAGACTGTCGTGACCTTCACCTGAAATAGCCATAGATCACCTTGGCGCCATCGCCCTATTGCGTGAGTGACCGCTCACGCGCGGTGTAGAATGGGGAACTGCCGGAAGGCGGGGGATCAGATGCGTCAGAAACCAGTGGCGGAGGCACCTATCGTTGGAGCCCGAGCCATGACACATCCCTTGCGCGCCAAAGCGGCTACCCGGAGGTTGGTTCCTCCGGGTAGTGTCAATTCGAAGGCGGTATTGAGGCCGGCGGCACAGGAACCGAAGGCGGCACCACCGGAGTCGGCGTCCCACCCGTGACATCCGGTGCGCGTGCAATCGCAGTCAGCGTGCCCGCAGAGGGCGCGGCCAACGGCGTCTGACCCACGATGGTCACCGTGACAGCCGGGCTCGTATCGCCCTGCGTGCCGGCGGTATCGGTCACGAAAAAGCTGTAGATATCGCTGCCGGTCGCGGGCGCAACATCGGTGAACAGCGCTGTGGGACCGTTGAACGGGCCCTGCACGGTCGTGAGGGTTACGGTCCCCGTACCCGGATCGCGCAGGATGGTGGCGCTCTGAATCTCGGATAGCGTGAGGTCCGTACCATCCTTGCGGGTAGTCGGGAAGGTGAGGGTCAGATCAACAACCGGGAGGATCACTCCTGCAATCGTAGGCATGTGCTTTTCCTTGATCGTGATTTGGGTCAAGTGAGGCGCAGACGGACGCGCCTTGTGATGATGTTTGTGATGCAGGGGCGGCCATGGACACCAGCTGCGCCCGTCCCACCACCGCTCAGGCAGTTGCATTGCGCTTTAACTCCGCTTCATAGCCGGCCAGCGCATTGACCGCGGCACGCACCGCATCGCGCTGAACAATCAACTCATCGTATCGAGTGGGGTCTTTGCGGATCGCGAGCATCAATGCTTCTGCGGCGGCTACCGAGGATTTCAGTTGCTGCAGACGCGTGATATCAGGCGGCGCCATTGCTCTTTTCCGCCTTCTCAGCGGCTTGTGCGGTGATGTGCACCAATTCCTTCTCGTGCGTACGGTCCTGGTTGCTGTCGATCAGCTTGGCGCCCGCATTGATTTCGGCGACACCGATCGAGGTATGCGCCTTGACATCGGTGTCGTATTTCTTAACGCCCGTATCGAGCAGTGTGTCGTGCTCGGCGCGTTTGTCGTGCAATTCTTCGATCTGCAGTTTGGTGGCATCGGCGTGCAATTGCTTGGTGATACCGTGCTTGAGGTCCATCTCCTGCTCTCGCACCTTGGAGGTCAGCTGCTGAACCTGGGATTGCAACTGCGTGATGATCGTCTTGGCCTGTTCCGGTAGCGTCTCGACGATCTTCTTCATCTCCTCGGGGATCTGCGTCGCCAAACGATCGGCCAACTGCTCGGAGTACGCCGTATCGGTTGCTCGCAACACCAGGTCTCCACCTTTCTGCGCAATGACTTCGCCCAACGGCGTCTTCATCAGCCCGATCAGCGTGTCCGCGCCCTCCTTGCGCTTGGTGTCGTAGCCCGGCCCAGTATCCATCACGACCGCATATTCACCCACCGTCACATCGTTCTTGATGGCTTGTACGCCGGGATCGATGGAGCGCTCATTCAGCTTCACCATCTGAGGCTTGCCGTCCTCGCTGATGATCCGCTGCATGCGCTCGGTGCTGTAGGTCACGGGAATCCAGTCCAAGATCAGTCGGCCCACGAAATCGATCATGAGCATCTGGTTGTCGTAGTATTGGAAGTGACTGATGTCGGCGAGTTCACGTCTTTCGCGTAACGCCAGCCCTGAGATCACCTCGCCCTTCACATCCTGACCCGGATCATGGGGTTGGCCGGCCATGGCCATCAGTCCGCTGTAGGCGCTCTGCATGGCTTCCGACATGCCCTGCTCGACTGGGGCGGGCTGCTGTTTGGTGGGCAGCGGCAAGGTCTCGCCATTCGGGCCTTGGATGGCCTTACCCACCAGTACCGAATGGGCTTTCCGGTTGGCGTCGTGCCATTCCGGATGGCCTTCGATCACGCCCTCGTATGCGGTCCACTCGGCTTTGGGCGCCAGAGCCAACCGCTCGGTCTTCATGGTCTCCCAGTAGTTGACCATGCGAGCCGGCTCCATAAGGTTCGCAACCATTCCTTTGCGCGACCGCTTACCGTTGATGTCCAGGGTCTTGCCCTGGCAGCAGGCGATGGGGATGTACCGACCCGGAAGCACACGACGATCAATGATCTTGCGACCGTTCAGTCGGTACCACTCGACCTGACGCAAACTCGATGGACGCTCGACCGCAACCTCTTTGCCGTCCTTCTTCTCCACCGCGAAGTTGTGCTTTCGAGGGTCTTTAAGTGCGGTCTTCAGCACACCGGGTTGGAAGTCACTCTCGAGGCGAGTCGTGTTATCCGCCATCTTGAAGAGGCGCTCGGGCTTCTCCACGATGCGAAAGTACTCGGCCAAGCGAATCTCG